TTTGCAGGAGGAGGACAGAGACCCGTACTTGTCTGAAGTATCGCCAAGACCCTGTGGAACTTTGTCTACTTAGGGGCCGGCAGAAAAATAGCACCAATTCGCACTCTTGATTTGTCCTAACGTCCTGCTATATAATTATAGTAACAAACAAAAAAGGAGGCACAACACAAGGTGATGCACAAACGGCGTAACGGCTCTTTGGCAGTATGCTACCAGTGCAGAAATGGTAACCATGCCATGTGTTCGGGCGAGGACGAGATCTTGTCTGAGTCCTACTACTGCCACTGTTCATGCCAACCGGAGTGCACACGACCTCAGTGCAGAGTCTCAGGTAAGAGAGCGCCATTCCGGTCCAAATCTTGGGCTCCGGACGACCCACGCTGGCAGTAACAAAAAATTGGACCAATTTGGACGCTTGATTGGTCCTTAGGACATGAGTTATAATTGTAGTAGAGGAGAGGAAAGGAGGTGAGAACATGAAGATAGCACGTACACGTTACGTGATCGAGCACGCCAGTTGCTCGTCCTGCGGTGCGGAGTGCGATAAACCTTGCACGACCAGGAACGGGAACGTAATGTCACGCGTCCACGGGTTCCATACACCGAGGCTTACGGCTGCCGAGGCGTACGCACAGGCACACAGTGAGGAGATACCAATCGGGTAACTTCACACACACACACACCCCTTCAGGAAGGAGGTGATATGGACTGGGACAACCCAGAGGCACAACGCCTAGCCGAGGCCGCACTCCTAATATGGTCCGGACTGAGTTACAGCGACTACACGGACACACTCAAAGAGTTGGACTGGAGCCCTGGTGGGAACGCTCCGGCTGAGCCACTGACGAGAGAAGAGTGGACAGTGGCAGAGCAGTACGAGGAGTACGTCCACGAGGCAGTAGCGCGTCTCATTGCCGGCTACATGTAGTGATCAAAATAGCACCAATTTGGACTCTTGATTTGTCCTAACGTCCTGCATTATAATAGAGGTAGAGTGAGAGAAAGGAGGTGAGACATGATAGTAGTACGTGTTTACAAAGTGGAAATGCCAGATCGGGGAACGGATGCATTCCGTAAACTGATGGACGCTGCCATTGAGGCAGGTGAGTTCGATGCAGAAGCTGACATGGAACAGCTTGCTGACACGGACGGTCTGCGTAGGGCAGTAGCCAATCACATGGTGGACCACTTCACAAGTGATGCTGAGTACGCGATGCAAGTGTTCTTCATGCACAGTGAAGTACAAGAAGACCCTGAAGCGGAGTAGGAGGTGAACATGCAACAAGATCAAGACGAGCCGGACGGCTATGTCATTCGGCACCGCCGCGCCACAGACACGTTGTGGTTCGGTCCATTCACTACGCAGGCGGAAGTACTCCAGTTCCTGCAGGCTAACCCATCTGTGACGCCAGTTGTCATTCCGTGCTACAAGACGGTCGACTGGAACCGCATCGGCTAACCCCAAAAATAGCACCAAAGAGGACTCTTGATTTTCCCAGAGGACATGCTATATAATTGTAGTATCAAAGGAAAAAGGCAGACGGAAAGGAAAACCAAAAAATGCCTGAAGAGATAGAAACCCCCGAGACCGAGGAGGTGACGCCGGATGGGTTGCTCAAAGAGCTCCAGACCGGTTCGAACCTTCGCGGTATCGGAATCGAGAACCCGGATGACATCAAGCGCATCCAGGAACAACTAGAGGACGGGGTCATCAACCCCATTCTCTTGGCACGCTACATCGGCGTGCGACCGCAGATGATTTACCAAGCCATCCGCGACGGTAAGTTGACAACGACGTCAACGAACAACACCCAGAAGAAGTTCATCCGGATTGGTGAAGCCGTCCGGTACGCTTCGTTGTACCTCAACAGGCGACAGCAGCGTGAGCTGGACAAGCTTCGTGAAGAGGCAATCCTCCAGCAGTACCGGGCAAGCTAAGATCGTTGCCGGAGCGTCGGTATTGTGTACTCGGCGCTCCGGCAGCGAATTTCCGAACAAGAACAGAAAGGAGGTGAAAAAACGTCTTATTGGCAGCACATGGAGGTAATGCATGAAACGCACTCAACGCCGATGGTTATGGGTATTGGCGTGTGCGCTTGCCATTGCAGTTGCCATTCCAGTTGGTTACAGTATCGTCGCATCCAACTTCTCGGCCAAGATCGTCCAACCGAACTTGGAGAAGCCTGCGGTGTTCGTTCCCAACCGGATCTGGTTCTGCAACACACTACGAAGTGTAGGTGGACTTCAGCACTTCGTTACTCAGGTTCAGGCCGACCCGTCGACCGACAACCTAGTGACGTTAAAGATTGCTGCAGTGAATGCGCCACTCTCGGTCGAAAGACTGATGGTGACCATCTACACAGATGTCAGGCAGCACACGCACAAAGCAGCCGTTCAGACTGCGGTCAACCAAGTGAAGGAGATGGTTCCGTGTTAGGAGTGATGAAGCGAGCGGTCGGCATTGCTATGGTGCCGGTGCTCTTTGGCGGATGCACGTTGTACTCCAACACCTACGGCAACGCAGGAGTCGACGGCGTCTTGCAAGTCAAGTTTACCGTCAAGGAGGGGTTCAGTCAGGCGATGAGCAACATCCTCATCAACACCTGCAACTGGAACTACCCGTGTTTTAGTTCCGACACTGACACGGTAGTCAAGGACCTGATCGGCCAGCAAGCGATCAATGACTGCGGAGTAGAAGTCTGTGACGGTGCGCCAGGAGGTCCAACGGATGCAATCGATGCCTTCTACAACCGGGCGTTTACCAACCCTGGCGGTTTTCCTTCTAAGGACTGGACGCAGCGTTGTGTAGCCTTCGAGGTACATACAGGCTTCCCAGACTTTTGGAACGAGAACGACGCCTACTACATCATCGGGACCTGGCAATGGTATCGACCAGGTAGTTGGAACTGCGGACCATGAGCGATAAGGAGAAGTCCAAATAGGCCCCTTGATTTCGTCCAATTTCTGGGTTATAATAATAGTATGACTCTGAGAAGGGGGCGCCTATGCCAAACCTTTGATGCACGGAATGCGTTTTGGCAAAGTCTGTGGCCTGCACTTTTCCTAGGAGCACAGGCCACCAGAGGTAGGGTGGGTGACTAGAGTCGGAGGAGAGCTCCGAACAGGGTCTTGGTTAAGCACCCGTCATTGAACACACCCACACTACTCCGGAAAGGAGCGGACGTCGAGGATTGAACGGTTCGGTAGGGAGCCGGATTGGTGTCAAGTTTGGTATGCGTACAAGTGGCACTTGATTAACGCCAGGAGACCGACAGTCCGAAAAATATTCCGTACCGGCTGCGGACTGTCAGTGCCAGTACTCACTAGAAGGTACGACGTATACTGGCCTTGGGACCGTCCACAAACTTGTAGGTCCTGTAAGCAGATCCTAGACGGCTGGATGGAAGAGAGGATGAATGCCTAACAAGTACGACGAGTACTGCGAAGTCGCTATGGACAAGATGTGGGAGCAGAGCATACCACACCCAGACGATGAGGAAGAGTCCGTTTGGTCCGGAGGACTGATCCACTACATTGAAGGGCTGTTCATGCCTACAAAAGTGAACGGGGGTAAGATCACAGCAATGCTACAGCAGAGTGGCGCTATTCACCAACTCGTTCGAGGAGGCGGCCCAACACCTTCTGTCTATCACCTACGTAGGCGTCACTATGCAACTAACGATGACGGAATGTCCGTAGACGTAAGCAAGGCAGACCCGTACTACAGTACAACTACGGAGAGAAGGGAGAAGCAGTACTTGGGGCTGAACAATCGTCTGCACAAGCTGGAACAGTTCATACCTATGTTGCTTGAGATCGCACTGGAACGCGCAGGAGATCCATCCGTTGCGGAACAGATCGCAGACGTATACGAAGAGGAAACGAAGAAGTCGATCGCGGAACAACTCGGCGTCCCGGACTACAATAGCACACAAGAGCACCCTTGATTTACCTCTTGGACATGCTATATAATAGAAATATGATCAAAGAGAAAGGATGCTACGCAGCATGATCAAATGGCAGGAAGTAGTTGAGGGTACAGAGTCCCTCGAAGAGGTGCTTAAGGAAGTGAAGCTCGTCATGACGCCGCAACAGTTCGTGGTGATGAACGAGATCATCATGGAGTACACCGGCAACAAGAACTGCGATCCTCGAGTGCACGACGTGCTGAACGAGATCAAGTTCGACTTCGTAAAGAAGTAGGGATGAAAGCGTACCTACAAACATCCGAGTCAGGCTTCGAAAAAGAACTCGAAGTGTGCCACCCAGATCCCGAAGACGGAACGATCGTGATCCCAGTTAACTCGTACGACTTCTTGCAGGCGGAAGCATTCATTCTGGATAAGGGCGAAGAGGTCGAGCCGGGAACGATTTGGGTTCGAGTCATCCTATGAGCGCCGAAATGACTCAGGCGGAAGCAGCAGCCATTTGGAACAACCTTAATCGTATGGACAAGGAAGACTTCGGTGGCGAGTATCCATTCGAGGTCATCGAGCAGGCGTGTGAAGCGGGCACCGTACTGGGCATAATGTACAAACAGACTATAGACGGAGAGGTACACTACAGCCTCACGGAGAGCGGAAGGAATAGGGAACTCGGAGAAGATGCCTAAAGTCAGAACCAAAACTTGTCCCGGCTGTAATCAGTACGAGGAGATCGAAGTCACGTCCGAAGAACAAAAGAACCTGATGAGCGACATGCTAATCCAGAAAGCAGTACCTCGTCTCACACCAGGACAACGCGAACGCTTCATCAGCGGCTACTGCGACCCGTGCTGGGACAAACTCTTTCCGCCGGAGGAAGAATGAACGATCGACGCTTTATGCCTCCGACTCTCTTGTTCGACCGCATGTAGCGACCGTAACCGCTCTGCCGTTCTATTGTCCCCCTGCAGAAAACTGCGTCAGCGGAAGAGGTACTATGACCAAAGAGCCTAACAAGTATCTTCCAGCTAAAGTCCGTAGAGTTCGAGAGGACTTGGCTCGCCCAGTCAAACAACTCGAACTGGCCGGACTAACAGTAGCCGGCAGCTGGAGGCGAGAGAAGGATACAGTCGGTGACCTCGATGCGCTTGTGCCACCCGAACTTGGTATGGAGAGAGCAGTACACTCCGCACAAGTGTTCTTTGGGTACGAGGAGATCCGAGGCGGTGCGATGAAGTCAGAAGGCATCGCGACCTATCGAGACCAACCACTCAACTTGAACTTCTGGTATGTACCGGATCCACATGCCTGGGCGGCCATGCTACTGTTCGCCACAGGGCCTCACGATCTGAACATCATGATGCGATCAAGAGCCAAGGGGCGAGGGCTTCTCCTATCGCAGTACGGCCTCTTTACACCTGGTAAAGAAGGTGAAGACAACACTCAACTCGACGACGGCGTGGAGGAGATCCAAATCTTTGAACTCCTCGGCCTTGTCTACCTTACCCCTGTGGAGCGCGAGCATTGGCGGGACTATTTGATCAAGACACCGAGCCAGAGCGTGGAAGTCCAAGTCCCAAGTTCGGATGGCGTAAACTTCTATACCGTTACGCTCAAAGACGGGAAGGGGTTCGACTGCAACTGCAAGGGCTTCGGGTACAGGAACCAGTGCCGCCATCTCCAGGAAGCCGAGGAGTTGTACAAAGGGTGAGAGACCGCAGACGGAAACCGTTCGACGGGGCGAAGGAGTTCCCGAACATCTACTACACTCGTCGCTTGGTGGGTAGTTCGCGTGCTAAAAGAGTACCCAAATAGCATCATAGGGACCTACTTGATTTTCCACATGGACCTGCTATATAATAGTAGGAGAACAAGAGAAAGGAGGTGATATATATGACAAACGTCGAAGGCGACATGCAGGAAGTGCATGCGGAAGACTTGGACGACGAAGAGGGTGGACCTAAGCCAGCCTCGATCGGCCGTAACTTCCAAGAGTTGCCTGAAGGGCACCTGACACTCGTCGGGTTCGCCAAGTTCCTGCAGAAGCCTCGTTCCCAGGGTGGGCGCTACGTGATCGTCAAGCCACAAGTGCTGTACAGCACGGCCAAGAACACGAAGTCGTTTCCCGTGAAGACTCACGTTGACGGTCGACAGATCGTGAACGTGGAAGAGGCCCTTCAGTGGTGGGATGAGAAGGAGCAGCGCAAGGCCGAGCGGGCCGCCGAACAGGCTCAGCAGCCAGAGCCTGAAGAGGAGGTCGGCTAGTGAGGCGAGGGGAACCGTTGGAAAGGGTTCCCCTCCTCACTAGGGTGCTACGGTGGAGTAACCGGCATCGTAGCACCCCAGTGAGGAAACGGAAGGAGGTGATATGAAGAACGGAGAACTGCAGGAGCTCCTGAAACAATGGAGTGATACAGAAGAAGTCGTCGTGGTAATTGTTCTCAGCGACGACTACGAGCCTGAGGATGGTGACGTCCTCGACATCGAAACAGACGGTGATGTAGCCTTTCAATCTGGGAAGGTAACCATCACTGCAACGGCACCCGACAATTAAACGGAGAACGGAAAGGAATCATGGCTGCAACACCAACCAGACAGGCGTGTCCTGAGTGCGGTAAGAAACTCAAGCACGTCGGGATGCACATGAAGAATGTGCACGGTATCGCCGGAGGCTTATCCGGTAGAGTCCACAAAAGTAGGAACGGCGCCAAACCGGAGCCTACGTTTAAGACACGTGGGTTCACCCGAGTCGAGGAGTTTATAGTCCTCGAGGACGACGACGGCGGAATGTGGCTTGCGGAGAAGATCCGGTAATGGCCAAGGAACTGATGGAGATCCACGAGCTCACGGATAAGTTCCTAATGTGCAGAGCATTAGGACATTCGTGGGATGACAATCCGAACCCTGAGATCGATAGTGATCTGTACCACAGTAGTCGAGCAGCAGTGTTCCTAAGGTGCACACGTTGCAGAACTGAACGGTTCGACTACCTAGATCAGTCATTGCAGGTGTTCACAAGGTACTACAGGTACCCGAAGAAGTACACGACAATCCCCGGCTCCACACGACCAGATGTGCGAGCCGAAATGCTGAGCCGATCGTTACTGATCAGATCGAGGCGCAACGGCAAACGATGAAGGTGAACTTCAACACAACTGTACTGGGTGAGGCTATCGTCTGGAGGTCGGAAAGCGATACTCGCCCAGGCCTATTCCATTACACGTTCAAGTTACGTCACGGGGGAATGGTCTGCTCATGCGAGGGCTGGCAGTATAACGCTTTCTGCAAGCACCTAGAACGTGCCCCGGTAGAAGCAATCGAAAGGCTAATGGCGAACTGGCGTGATTGATCTATTCCCATTCCAGAAGGAAGATGTCGACCACCTCGAGGGTGTTACAGGAGCATTAAATGCTAATGACATGGGAACTGGAAAAACGTATGAGGCGATCGAACGTGACGCGAGGATACGAGCAGCGAACGGAGGACGAGGTGCTACACTCGTAGTCGCACCGCTGACGATCCTCGAAGACGTCTGGCAGGCACACTTCGAGGAACTGACAGACCTCAAGGTCGTTGTGTGCGATCCCAAAGACCGTAAGCGAAGCTGGTCAGCTTGGCATGTGATCAAAGGCGATGTCTTTGTCGTCCATTGGGAAGCACTGAGACTGATGCCAGAGTTAGCACAGGCACAGTGGCTCCACGTGATTGCTGACGAATGCCACAGGGCTAAGAACCGCAAGGCTCAACAGACAAAGGCCCTGAAGTCTATTCCGCACGTCGGCTACAAGACAGCGATGTCAGGTACACCAGTCATCAATCGTCCAGATGAGTTGTGGAGTATTCTGAACTGGCTACATCCAAGGGTCTATACTTCGTACTGGAAGTTCTTCGGCAAGTACGTTGAGACTGAAACCAAATACTTCCGAGGTAGGACCGTACGAGTGGTTGTTGGTCCTAAGAACCTGCACAGACTTCGTGAGGAGCTGGAGCCCTTCTACGTTAGGCGGCGTAAAGAGGACGTGCTTCCAGACTTGCCGGAGAAGTACTACACAGAGATCAAGGTCGACCTTACACCAGTACAACGTCGAGCATACGACACAATGCGGAAGGAGATGATTGCCTGGATCGGTAATCAAGAAGCGGAGGTCTTAGCTGCCCCTGTGGTGATTGCGCAGCTCATCCGGCTGCAGCAGTTCGCCGTAGCGTTTGCCGAGTACGACGAAGATGGTGATCGTATTCGATTGTCAGAGCCGAGCTCGAAGCTTGACGCACTAATGGAGGTACTGGATGAATCCGAAGAACCGCTGGTCGTCTTCAGTCGGTTCAGGCAACTTGTCGACCTTGCAGCAGAACGTTTCCGTCAGGCGAATATTTCCTTTGTTACCCTTACGGGTGATACGAGCCACGCCGATCGACGGAGCAATGTCGAGAAGTTCCAGAAGGGTAACGTACGTGTTTTTATTGGGACGCTTGGAGCTGGGGGTGTCGGCATCACGCTCACAAGGGCTAGTACGGTGTGCTTTCTCGATCGGGACTGGTCACCAGCTCTCAACAGACAAGCCGAGGATAGACTCCACCGTATCGGACAACAGAACGCAGTTCAGGTCATCGACATTACCGCCCGAAGAACCGTAGACCTAGGTAAGAAGCAGATGCTCGACCTGAAGGAATCCTGGATCCGAGCCATCCTAGGCGATCCTCAAAATGACAATACGCATTGAGACGGGTGGTGATTACGGATCGGTCTGGGAGATCGACGAACTTGATATGCGGTACAGACGTTGGCCTAAGAATGAAGGACCAAGACCATCAGAGTACAGTAGTGACAACGGTGGTCCGCTGAAGGACTTCGTCTGGCATACTATGAGCGGCTGGCGTGTAGACGAACACTGGCTTCGAATCTACAACCCTGATGGTATGACAGACTATCAAGGTCGCGGCGGTAAGTCTCGTATCAAAGCACCTTACCCAAAATAGCACTCTTGCTTTTCCATATGGACTTGAGGTATAATAGTAGGAGAAGCTAGAGAAAGGCATCAGATGACAAAGACTGGTGAATACGAGAAGGGCGAGACGTACGTCTTGACCATACTCATTCCACCGAAGCGTTTACCACGACAGTCCTGTATGACCTACTTGGGTCGAGCACGTGATGGTTCAACACAATGGAACGCACGGCCAGCTGCAGGAACGCAGGAGTTGAAAGAGGACTGGATCCTCAAGGCAAGGCGAGTCGGTTCAAGTCCGGGTCGCGACAATCCAAAGCACTACGTCAACAAGATCGTACGATGAAACGTATCGATGCCAACACAGTCGAGCTGAACGACCAGGAGTGCCTGTTCAAGGAGCTATTCGACCTGCAGCTCGACCAGGGCTATAATCAGTCTGATGCTCTCGGTAACCTCACCGGAAGTCGCGTTCCATTTGGCTTACGATCAGACACATCTACCCTCGACAGTCTGCTTACTAGTGACTTCGTAGCGTGGCTAACCATATAGGAGGAGAGTGAACAAAGATCCGTTTCCGTTAACGCAGTGTAAGACCCTCAAGTCAACTGACTTTCACAAACTGGATAAGCTTCGATTCGTTCAAGAGCCGAAGATCGACGGCTGGCGACTTCAGGTCGAAGCAGGCGAAGACGGTGTCCATGCGTGGACGAGAACCAACCACGACGCAACGGGTAAGCTACCACTGGTCGAAGACGCTCTACGAGACCTTCTCGTCACAGACGTACGACTAGACGGAGAGGTAGTATACCTCGACAAGGAAGGTAACCCGGACTTCAACTTTACCAGTCGGTGTATGGGTAGTGGCGTCGACGTGTGTGTAGCAAAACAGATGGACGAAGAGCGTTACTTGTCCTACGTAGTGTTCGACCTACTGCGCATAGGAGATCGAGACCTACGGTCGCAGCCATGGGAAGAGCGGCGAGCCACACTAGTCAAGCTCCTCGGCTTCCGGGACCACTACGTACATGTGATCGCTGCGACTGCACCAAGCGAGGAAGCGCACACCGCGAACATTGACAAGTTCGGAGAAGGATCGATTCTTAAGGACATGCGAGCACCGTACGCAGGTAAGCGACATAAGTCCTGGCTCAAGATGAAGGCAGAGGAGACGATGGACGTTCGTATCGTCAACTACAAACCAGGACAAGGAAAGTACACAGGTCTCATTGGTGCAATCACCTTCGTAGCACCTGACGGTTCGTTCGGCAACTGTAGTGGGATGGACGATGACACGCGGGTACACATTTCGAACCACCGGGAAAAGTTGATCGGCTCCGTCATCGAGGTCAAGCATTACGGTAAGCTGGTAGACGGATGGAGACATCCTCAGTTCATCCGCTTCCGTGATGAATAAAGAACGACTGGCTGAGGCTTGCGGGGTTAACCAACCGTGCCAAAATGCCTATCGTAGGGGAGGGGTAGTAGCTGCTCAGAGACAGTACCTCTGACTCACCGAAGGTAAAAGGGAAAACGCGAACCCCCTCCCCGCAGTACGTTAAAACACCCATTGGACATTTAACGTAACTCGGGAGTTACGTTAAAACAACCAGGAGACAAACATGAAGAAGAGGTGGTACGTTACCGCAGGGGCAGTTGTAGCTACCGGAGTAGCATCGCTCACCATAAATGCTGGAGGTAGTGCAACACCGTCGAAGACTATCGATGCGACCGGACTTGACAAGACACCACTGAACTGTCCTCCTGGTTCACATCTAGTTGCGTTGTTCACTATCAGTGACATCGACAACTCAGGTGATGTCCCGCTACTCATCAACGTAACCTTCACCGACGGAGATGGGTCTAGCTTCCCGAACTTCCGCTTCGACTCCATGGGCAAAGCGCCGGGCAACCCTCCGTGGGCTCGCTACAAGGGTGACGTTTCGCCAACAGGTGTCAGTGGGGCTTCGACACAGATTTATTCGAGCTGGCAAGGTCAATTCGTACTAGAGGAGTACTTCTGTGGCAACCCAACACCGCCTACGACGACAACTACGAGTAGTAGCATTCCGCCTACTACCACCACGACAAGTTCGACAGTACCACCAACAACTACGGTACCAACGTCGGCTCCAGCGAGTACAACTACGACAGTACCGCACGCGCAGCCGTTGATACCAACAACGACAACCGTACCGCAAGTACAACCTCAGCCCGTATTCGTTACTGGGTAACGCGACGTGACTGATCACATAGAGGAAGAGAACAAGCGGCTGCGGGAGGCGTTGGGGCGGATTGCAACGTCATCTAAATACCGTGCCATGCCAAAGATCGCAGAGGCTGCGCTCGACGCCGTGAGGGTCCCAAGGGAGGAAGGGTGAGCCGTATAGAGGAGATACGCCAACGGGTTTCCGATTGCGAACGGTTTGAGTTGACCTACCCCGTAGACGTGGGGCGATGGTATGTGCCCGATGTCAACGAACTCCTCACAGCCCTAGACGAAGCAGAGCGGCAACGCGACGAGTGGAGAGAGGGGTGTCGTCTCCAAGTTTTACTCGGGGATAAACGGCTAGAGAAAGCAGAGCGGGAGAACGAGCGGCTGCGGGAGGCGCTGCACCAGATCGCCCACCTGACGATCCTGCCCACAGACAACGCAGCGATGGTCTACGGCCGCGCCGTTCGGATGACCGTACTGGCGGGTGCTGCGCTCGACGCCGTGAGGGTCCCAAGGGAGGAAGGGTGAGAACGTTCACGGGTTACAGGCCGGAGGTGCCAGAGCACTACATCGAAGGCGGCTACGGCAACCCCCCGGATGTAGCGCAGTTCCAGGGCGTTGAGTTTGACGATGGGACGGTCGCTGTCCGATGGCTGACGCAATATCGCTCCACGTCGATTTGGCCGGACTTTGCCGAGTTCCAGGCAGTCCACGGTCACGCTGACTATGGAACACGGATCGAATGGAGTGCCGTGAAGGAGACATCAAAAAATTCCGATCAGCACCCTTGATTTCCAAGTTTGACTCCGTTATAATAGTATTATAACCTTTTTAACGGAATGAGAAACGGGTGCAGGTAATTCGTACCAGCGATCGTGGAATGTTCAAGAGATGTAGAGTACTCTGGGATTTTGGAAGTAAGATACGACAGAACTACGAACCAATCCAACGTATTGAAGCACTAGACTTCGGTACGGCGATGCATAAAGCCCTTGAGGCTTATTACCAACCGACAACGTGGGGCAACCAAGGCCTGATGGAGCACAATGCTCGTCAGACCTTTCTTAATGCCTGTAAGGAAGTTGGTATGAGAGTCAAGCTCGGAGCACTCGAGTTCGAAGAACGGTGGGAGGAACTGCGTACGCTCGGTCTAGGCATGCTGGATTTTTATTTTGCCTACGCTCCAAACCAGGATTCCTTTACACCAAAGTTCGTCGAGGTCGAGTTCGAAGTACCGATACCAGGGCTACAAGATACAGTCTACCAAGGTCGGATCGATCTGATTGTGGAAGACGAGTACGGCTACTGGTTGATCGACCACAAGACGACAGCACAACTGGCACAGACCGAGTGGCTCGCGTTGGATGATCAGTGTTCATCGTACGCTTGGGCTATCAAGATGAAGCTCGGACTAGAAGTACGTGGTGTCATCTACAACGAGCTTCGGAAGAAGGCGCCGAGCAAGCCTCGAGTACTACGTGACGGTACATTGAGTGTTGCCAAGAACCAGGACACGACCTACGAAACGTACCTACAAGCGATCCGTGAGGGTGGGTATAGCGAGAAGGCATACCAGCCTATGTTGGATTATCTGAAGATGAACGCTCGTCAGTTCGTTCGTAGGACTAAAGTCATCTTCAGACCCGAGACGCTTCAAGTTGTTGAGAGGCGTATTCGTATGGAGGCGCTGGAGATGCTTGACAACCCTCTCATCTACCCGACACCCTCAAGGATGAACTGTAACGGTTGTAGCTTCTTTGCACCCTGTCTAGCTCTACACGAAGGAAGAGATCCAGATACAATCCTCGATGAGAACTATGAACGGAGAGCAAGTGCCTGAAGCTAAAGACTTACTGGAGCCTATAGTCCTAACTCCAGATACGATTGCTGGCCTACGTATCGTGGCGCCGGCGGAGTACGAATGGATCAAGTTGCTGGTGTACGGAGACCCAGGCGTCGGCAAGACAAGATTCGCAGGCTCGTCAATCCTAGTACCAGAGATGCAGCCAGTACTGATACTCGACTTCGAGGGCGGTACACTTTCACTTCGAGACATGCCTGATCTTAACATCGTTCGGTTGACCTCTTGGGAGAAGGTCGATAGACTATACGGTAGTCTGTATGACAAGAATCCATACAAGACGATCGTTGTGGACAGCCTGTCCGAACTACAGAAGTTCTCCATGTCAGAGATCATGCGAGTAGTAACAATGAAGGATTCGGATCGCGATCCTGACATAGCATCACTTCGGGAATGGGGTAAGAATAGCGAGCAAGTCAGGCGCTTCGTTAGGGCGTTCCGTGACTTACCTTGCAACGTGATCTTTACAGCACTCGTTAGCGAGGACCGAGACGAGCGCACGAACACAATCAAGACCAGACCATCTCTGCCCGGTAAGTTGAAGGGCGAAGTGTCTGGATACGTTGACATTGTTCTGTATATGTACAGGAAGGAGGTACGCATCGAAGGGACCAGAGAAACGCACACGTTGGTACTAACAAACGGGACGGAACGGCAACAGGCAAAAGATAGAAGTGGCCGGCTGCCAGAACTAATGGAAATGCCAACGATGCAAACGGTTTACGACTACATTCAAGGAAGGGAATCAGGTGAGGGTTAACCTTACAGACATAGACGACCGATCGTTCGACCCACTACCTGGAGGACAATACCTCCTGAGAGTGACAGGCTACGAGCAGCGAGCCGTGAAGAACGACGGCAAGGTACCAGCGGGTACTCCCATGCTGAACTGGGAGTTCACCGTCGTCTCAGACAAGTCAGGAGACGAGAAGTTCGCGAACCGTAAGGTGTGGATGAACACCGTCATCCACGAACGGTCGCTTTTCAACCTCAAGGGGCTGTTGCGAGCCAGTGGGGTGTACTCGTCAGAGCAGCTCGACGGCGAGTTGGATTTCGAACCAGAGGACATCGTCAATTCGGTTGTCGTGGGCGCCGTTGTACAGCGTGAGTACAATGGCAACACAGTCAACGACATCAAGAGGATCTCAGCAGTCAATGCCAACGAGGCTGCAGACTCTCTCCTGCCATAGCCGTCAGATCCTTGGGGGTAGGTGTTTGCCTACCCCCAAGGAACATTCAAGGGGATCTGATTGGCTGCAAGTCCCATTCTCGTTCTTTCCGAAGAGACTGCACTTCGGAGAGAAACATTCTTCAAGGTCGTATTCGATAGAGCGCATTCAGGCTACCTCTGCATTGCACGACGTGTCGCGGGTAAGGGCGCATTCGAAGAACGATTCTTCCAATGGCCAGATGATCTAGCTACGCTCGGCGAGTACATAAACGAATCGGTAATGAATCACGATGTGTGGTTCTGTCCGATGCTATTCGATGCTCCTTCCAGAAAGAAGGAGCATGTTGATATTTGTACTTCCGTTTGGGCGGATCTCGATACATGTCCACCTGAGCAGCTGCTCATCGAGCCTACGGTCGTAATCGAATCTAGTCCGAATAGGTACCAAGCACTCTGGCTACTCGTTCAACCAGCGGAACCACTTGAGGCTGAAGATGCATCGAAGAAGGTAGCGTACTTCCATGCTGAGGCGGGAGCGGACAAGTCCGGTTGGGATCTAACTCAACTGCTTCGTGTTCCGTTCACACTCAACTACAAGTACGCACCTCCTGCAACAGTACAAGTGAAAGCGGCAGGCGATTCTGTTGCACTAGTGGACTTCACTGTCTACCCTGTGGTGACAGAAGACATATCCGCAACGTGGCCGTTTCCTGATTCGATTGAGGATTCACAAACACTTCTGGATCAGTATAAGAATGACATCGACCAGACGGTGTGGCCACTGCTGCAACTCGAACCTCGAGAAGACTGGTCAAAGGCCCTTTGGAATCTCGAGATGTTACTCAGCGAGTCGGGACTGTCTCGAGAAGACGTCTTCAGTATCGCACGTGATGCAAAGTGCAATAAGTATAGGCGTGATGGTAGAAGCGAGAAGCTTCTGTGGCGTGAAGTATGCAAAGCATGGGATCGTGTACGGGAACGTCGCGACGTTATACCTGATACAACCGTCTACAAGAACCCTGATCTGTTGTCCGATGGTGACCTCCGTGCAGCAGAACAAGATAGGACGTTCGTAGAGGATTACGTCGACTGGGCAAAGGGTGTCGGTGATGCAGCTGAAGTGTATCATCATGCTGGCGCATTCATTGCACTCAGTTGTCTGTTAGCAGGATCAGTACGATTGCAAACGTCGTTCGGTCCGATAGCACCTAACTTATGGTTCTTGTTATTAGCAGATACAACCCTGACGCGAAAGTCAACGGCATTAGACTTAGCAGTAGACCTACTGACTGAGGTAGACTCCGACATCATCCTTGCAACAGACGGATCGATCGAAGGGTTGTTCTCAGCACTCGCAGGGAGACCAGGAAGACCTAGTCTGTTCCTACGAGATGAGTTCAGTGGCTTCATTGAGGTCATAACCAAACGGGACTACTATGCTGGTATGCCAGAGACGTTAACTAAGATGTACGACGGTAGGTTTCAGAAGAGGCAGTTGCGTCGGGAGATCATCGAGGTCAAAGAGCCTGTACTGATTCTGTTCGCAGGTGGTATCAAGAGCAAGATCCTGTCGCTGTTAGGCGACGAGTTCGTCTACTCAGGGTTCCTGCCACGATTCGTCTTCGTAACGGCTAAGTCTAACTTAGGCAAGTTAAGGCCTCTAGGACCGCCGAACGATCGAACAATATCTGGACGTGAGTTGCTGCGAGCTAGGCTGGCAACGATAAAGGCCCGGTATCAGCGGGAGATCGAAATCACCACAGGGTCGATTAAGATACCCGTACAAGATAGACCTGACGTCCAGTTGACACCAGATGCTTGGAAGCTGTACAACAACATGGAACTACGACTACTAGAGTCAGGCATTAAGAGTCTTGCACAGGACATGATGACACCAACGATGGACCGCCTAGCAAAGTCAGGACTAAAGGCATCGATCCTAATTGCAGGTAGTCGAATGCAAGATGGAATAGTAACAGTAACAGAGGGTGATATCCTGAAAGCGTTTCAGTACGTCACACAGTGGCGTGAGTTTGCAATGGAGGTGATGTCGAATATAGGAATAAGTGCACAGGAGAAGCACATCGAGTTGATCTATGCAACTGTCAAACGTAGTCCTGGTGTAGCGCGAAGTGAGTTGATGAGAACGTATCATATGACTAAGCGTGAAGCCGACTTGATATTCGACACGTTAGAGCAGCGGGGATTGATCGCTCGAGTCAAGACAAAGGGAACAGAACGTCTAACAGCGCTGCTGTAGGAGGAACATGGAAAAAGGTATCGTAGTATTGTCGGGTGGTATGGATAGTGCGACACTAGCCTACTACCTAGCTGCACAGTTCGATATGGACTGGCACTACTTGTCGTTCGACTACGGTCAGCGGCACGTAAAGGAGTTGGCCTATGCGACTGAGATCGCGGAGGCACTAGAGGCTAAGCACAGCGTCATCAGCTTGTTATCGGTTGGGAAGCTGTTGGCTAACAGTCACAGCGTACTAGTAGATCACGACATAGACGTACCAGAAGGTCACTACGCAGAGGAGTCAATGCGAGCGACGGTGGTACCGAATAGGAACTCGATCATGTTGGCGATAGCCTGTGGTGTAGCGGTAGCCGAGAGTGCTGAGTTCGTTGCAGCTGGTATGCATGCAGGGGATCACTTCATCTATCCGGACTGCAGACCAGAATTTATCACCAGCTTCGAAGAGGCCGAAGCACTAGCCAACAAAGGCTTCTGGGACGCGAAGATCTTCACACCGTTCATTGACAGCACAAAAGCGGACATCGTAAGCCTCGGGACTAGAATTGGCGTTCCGTATGAGAAGACGTGGTCGTGCTACGTTGGAGGCGCGAAGCATTGTGGTAAGTGTGGCACGTGCACTGAAAGGAGAGAGGCATTCTCATTGGCAGGCGTAGTAGATCCTACAGACTATGAGTAGTCATTCCTTCGAAGCATGGTGCAGTCAACATGAGTGCCACCCCATGGACTGCTGGGACATACACAACCCAACACACGCACTAAACAAAGCGAAAAAGGAAAAGGAAACGGAGGTGAGAGATGCAGACACTGAAAGTCAGGCACAACATCGAGGTAGCGCACAGGCTAAGTCTACTGAGGGGGAAGTGTGAACATATTCATGGACATAGTATGTGGACCGTCGTCGAGTTCGAAGGGCCAGTAGATAACAGGGGCATACTACTGGGTCTCGACTTCCACGACGTCAAGGCTGTATACAGGCACCATCTGGATACAGTCTATGACCACCATCTACTGCTCAACAACGTCGACCCGCTACTAACGGATCTAGGTACGAGTGACTTGGAAGCTATCTACCCAGGACTCAAGACATGCGACGGAGATCCTACGACAGAGAACATCGCGAAATGGATTGGTATCTGGTGCATGGAAGAGTTCGAAGTAAGTGACCTTGTTCGAGTCAAGGTTGAAGTTTGGGAGACGCAGGTAAACAGCGCAACATGGGAGGTGATAGCATGAAGAAGTTTAAGGTCAACGAAATATACTCTACCGTCCAAGGTGAAGGACCGAGAGTAGGGACGCCTACGACATTCGTCAGGTTCTCGGGATGCAACATGAGATGTCCCGGTTGGCCTTGCGATACACCGTATGCGATCTTTCCTGAGATATGGAAGAACGATCCATCTATGGACGTAGGCGAGATCATGAGCAGAGTCGCCGAGATGCCAGGACAGAACATCTGCATCACAGGCGGAGAGCCAACGATGCAGCCGGAAGAGTTGCTCGAACAGTTAGTAGAGGTACTACTTGCTGACGAATACACAATCGACATGTTCTCAAACGGCTCCTTGAAACCCTTCCCTGAGTGGGCAGCCGACAGCGACGTCAGTGTAATCATGGACTGGAAACTCCAAGGGTCAGGAGAAGCAGAACGAGGACTTGATATACGAATCAACAACGTCAAGACACTGATACAAAAGGACGCTGTGAAGTTCGTAGTCGCAAGTGAAGAGGACCTCGAGGAAGCCTTCACCCTGTGGAAAGCTTGGAAAGTACACGCGCCTGTCTATGTCGGAGTCGCGTGGGGTCTGTATCAAGAAGCAGACCTCGTCAATTGGGTACTTCAGCGTGACCTACCATGGAGATTGAATGTACAGGTGCATAAGTACGTTTGGCCAAACCGCGATCGAGGTATCTAGTGTCCGAGAGAGGCGAACTATATATGTCTACTGACGAAGACTCAGTACAGTACATCCAACTCTTCCTATACAGAGAACGAGTAAGGCTGTCGAAGGAAGCGCAGATGAACACGCCTAAGCGCTTCGTAGAGGCATTCCGAGAACTGATGGGGCAACGAGACGAGCAATGGAAGTTCACTACGTTCGAGTCCAACATCGACGAGATGGTGATGGTTCGAGACATATCGTTCGTGTCACTCTGTGAACACCACCTACTACCGTTTACAGGACGCGCACATGTGGCTTACATTCCCACAGGGAGGATAGCTGGTCTCAGCAAGATCGCACGTGCTGTCCGATCGAAGGCGAGAGGAGTCCATACACAAGAGAACCTAACAATGGACATAGCAGACTTCCTCGAGCAACAGTTGAAGCCTCGGGGAGTAGCAGTAGTACTAGAAGCTATGCATACATGTATGGCGATCAGAGGAGTGAAGGCAGACGGTACAGAAGCAACGACATCTGCAATGCGGGGAGCGTTCAGAGAGGAAGGCAACAATGCACGAGCAGAGTTTCTGGGTCTGTTGAGATGACCTATTACCACCAGTTTGATCTGCGCGGTATATGCGTTCATTGTGGCGTCACCTACAAAGATGCGATCATGGCGCAACAGCCCATCGCGTGTTGGAGGAAAACATACTTAGTAGACGCGCCCGACACGGAGGAGGAGGCACAGTCATGAGGTCGATCGAGGACTACATCCAGGAGATGCAGGAAGACTCAGCGAGATGGTTTGAGTACGATGATTTCACGTCGGGACGGCTTCTAACGTTCGTACTCGGTCTTTGTGGTGAGTCAGGCGAAGTAGCGGACCTACTCAAGAAGCACCTACGAGGCAGTAAGACGTACGAGGAGATGAAGGAGGAGATGGTAGTGGAACTCATCGACGTGTTCCATTACTGGTGTCTTCTGATCGGACTTCTCGGGGTCGACGTTGACGCAGTATACCAACTCAAGAGGGAGTTCAATGTTCAACGGTATGAGCGAGGAGCAGTATGAAGTACTCAGTGAGGAGTTCTTCGTACTAGCAGATCGCCGAGCTAACCAAGGCGCGTCGGAATACGGCAACTGGGGGTTCCTTACTAACAACACGTTTCGGATGATACACGAGGAACTGGCAGACATAGTGAACTACGCACTGTTCACTTACATCAAGGTGCGACTACTAGAAAGTAGGTTGGAGGATGAACTTCGCAGCCGTGGTACCAGTCTCCATGCTGAATCAGATCCAAACGGATGAGTACCACCTTGTAGTAGCTCCTGTATGTTCGGACCAGGAGTACTTCAACTTCTACGTGCATATGAAGGGTCACATCATACTCGACAACGGTGTAGCAGAAGGCAAGACGATTCCATCCGAAGACCTATTGCAACTAGCGTACGCGATCGGGGCCGACGAAGTAATAGCGCCAGACGTGTACAACGACATGGAGCGTACACTGATACAGCTCAAAGAGTTCATGCCTATGGCACAGAACTACGACGTCATGGTGGTACTACACGCTATGTCGTGGAATGGGTTCGATCGTATTCTGAAGGCGTCGATACAAAAAGGCGTCGCGGCTCTGGCTCTACCACGAGTGATGACAACGTCGCTAGGCGGCAGAGCTAGGTTGATGGCAGCTGAGCGGATACGGAAAACGACGGACCTACCAATACATGCACTAGGCTCTACTATGTGGCTGACAGAGGGCATTGACCTAGCGCGCCAGGGGATCGTTCGTGGAATGGATTCGTCTGCCCCTGTGGTACTCGGTCTCGAAGGGCAACACCTAAGCATACCGTACTCTGGACTAAGACCACCAGGGTACTTCTACTTACCACCGACACCACAAGCAACACGCAACTTGAATGAGTATCGGCACATGATCCAGCGAGCAACAAAGTGAGACGGCATCCTTTGGCGAAGTGCGAAGAGTGTGGCCTCAACAACGACCGTAGCATATTCGTTCCGTCATACGGTTCGACTGAGAACCCGGAGGTGGTCATAATTGGAGAAGCACCCGGAGTTGCAGAAGCACGAAGAGGCGTTCCGTTTATTGGTCCAAGCGGCAAACTCCTGGACGTCGTACTCAGAGGCCATGGATTTAGTAGAGAGAGAACTTTTATCACCAACGCCTGCCTTTGCCGGCCAAAGGACAATGCTACGCCTACTGCAAGAGATGTCGCAGCATGCAGCCCAAGACTGCACAGTGAGGTGGCAGAGGCTACAAAAGGTGGAGCACCCATCATCACACTCGGAAACGTTGCCGCCGCAGCTGTATTCGATACCAAAATCGGAATCACCACTTTCCGAGTGGGGCCTGCACGGTACTCCCACCTCTATCCCGGAGTCAGAATAGTACCAACAGTACATCCAGCCTATGTGCTTCGAATGCCAGACGCATTTCCGCTTCTCGTCGACGACTTCAGAAAGGTTAAAGTAAGTGCAGACATACATTGGGAAGCCCCAGTCTTTAGGATCTATGATGAAGGGCCTATCGCTATGCGCGCACTGTCCGAGCTGCGCAGAAGATCTGGCGACGTGGTCGTTGACATCGAAGTCGGAGCAGAGAAGGATGAAGCGTTCATCCATCCAGATCAGCATCGGCTGCTGTGCGTTGGACTTTGTTACGCTCCTGGACGTGCAGTCGTTATTGGTGAGACCGCACTACAAGATACCGGAGTGCGGCTTATGCTCGGCAACCTCCTTAGAGATGAGGGGGTACGAGTCATCGCCCACAATGGCAAGTTTGATCTCGCGGGGATGCAGCACGCTATCGGTAAAGCCAAGCTCGGGTTTGATACCATGTTGGCCAGCTATGCCGTCGATGAACGGAGAGGTGTCCACGGACTTAAGTATCTTGCCAGAGAACGACTAGGCGCGCCTAACTACAGCCTCGAGATCCACAAGTACCTGAAGAACAAAGGCGACAACTTCGCACACGTACCCCGAGAGGTCCTGTATAAGTACAACGCATACGACGTTGTATGTACGTATCTACTAAAGGATATGTATGAAGACCAGATGAAGAGAGAGGGTGTTACACGTGTACATAACATGCTCGTGCGGGCCAGCGATATGCTTATGGCTGCTGAGATGCGAGGCGTACGAGTTGATATGTCCTACATCGACGAACTGTCCGATGAGTTACAGTCGACCTTGTACTCCCTCAATAAGCGACTTGGACGTTGGGTCGACAATGCACGAAGTCCTCTCCAAGTACGAAAGGCTTTGGCAGAGGCAGGTATTAATGTTTCGAGTACTAACGTAGAGACGTTGAACGCGATCCTACAGCGTAGCGTGCCTGAGGATGTTAAAGCGTTCGTGAATCTCATGCTGGAGCATAGAAAGGAAGCGAAGCTGTATGGTACATATGTCAAAGGAATACTTAAGCGAATGTACAAGGGGCGAGTGCATCCGACGTTCTTACTTCATGGGACTACCACCGGTCGACTGGCATGCAGAAATCCTAATCTGCAGAACGTGCCAAGGGATTCGAGCATGCGGAGAATGTTCGTTCCGGATGAGGGCCGAACGTTTGTTCAGGCTGACTTCAAGGGTGCAGAGATACGTGTTATGGCTTGCGAAGCAAAAGACTCGTATCTTAGAAGCCTATTCGCAGACGGCCGAGACATCCACAACGAGGTCGCAACACGTTTCTACGGACCTCACTTTACCAAGGAACAGAGGATTCGAGCGAAGGCTGTAGTGTTCGGTTTGTCATACGGCAGAGAGGAATACTCGATCGCACAAGAGTATGGTATGTCAGTAGCCGAGGCGAAGCGGTACATCGAGACATTCTTCGAACTGATTCCAGACGTAGTCAAGTGGCGAGAAGGAATCAAGGAGCAGATCCTACACGGCGAAGAGGATCTGACGACAGCATTCGGGAGACATCGTCACATCTGGTTGGTGACGAACGACAACAAGAACGAAGTAGTGAAGGAGGGTCTTGCATTTGTACCGCAATCGACAGCCTCGGACATTTGTCTTAATGCCGCAATGGTACTGCACGAAAAGTATGGGTTAGATATTCGGCTCCTAGTACACGACAGCATTCTAGTCGAGACCGATCACCCTGTGGAGACCGCGAAGCTGATGGAGGAGGTGATGCCTCAGGTTGCGAAGGAGGTCTATAGCGATTACGTACCATTCCCGGTGGATGTAGTAATAGGACCAAGTTGGGGGTCTTTGTAATGCCTACAATGTGTATAGGCGATAGCGTTGTTGATCGTTACGAAGCTCTTTGGATCAAGACGCGTACAGGCTGGCAGCAGCTAACGGGGAACAGAGCGTTTCGTGAGTGCTGCGAATGTCATCAAGTAAAGGATGGTGATCGGTTCTGTAGATGGTGGGACGTTAGGTATCAAGTCCTGAGATACCAGGGGGGACCTTATTGCTACGACTGTATTAGGAGGGCGAATGGCAAGGGGGCATAAAGTACCCAACGGTACTAGACATAAGTTGAACAACGATCACTACATCGTTAAGGTAGACAGAGGGTGGATATCCGAACTGCGTGCGGTCGCAGAGGAGAAGTTAGGCCGCGAGCTTGAAGGGAATGAACGAGCCTTCCTTATCAATAAGACAGCCCTTGACCATCCGACACCCGATGACGTTGAAGTACGCAAGGTCGGAGACACGACTCAACGTCGCTCAAGTAAGGGTAATCGTTCTCATCCTCCAACACAGAAATCTCGGATGCTAACCGAGATCGAAGACCTCAAGACCCAGATCGATAACAAGGACGACATCATAGCCGTACTACAGGAGCGAATCGACGCTCTTGAGGCTAAGTACGAAGGGCCAGATAGTTAATTGACCCCTCAGTGTTAACCTTAGTAGGGGGTATCGTTAGAACGAGATGTTAAACTTTAACTTACTGGTTGTCCAAGCTCTAACTATACCCTCACGGGCTATCTACCTAAATGAAGTTCTTTCAGTTAGATGCGAGAGTTAAAGCGAGGAACATGGTATACGCAATAGCACTTGACCCGGGCGGAACCACTGGTCTTGCTGTGATCAAAACCATACAGCATCCGTGGGACATAAGGACAGCTCAGATGTCCGGAGATCACCATCGAGAACTATTTCGTCAACTTAACATTCTAGACCCGAGGTACATCATCTGTGAGACGTTCGAGAACCGAGGTATGAGCAATACACTTCTGGTCTCGAAGGAGTACATAGGAGTAGTGAAGCTGTACATTCAGCAAACAGGTGCAACCGGGGTATGGCAGTCAGCTTCCACAGGGAAGGCTTTCTGGAACGACGACAGACTCAAGCAGTATAGTCTCTACGTGCCAAGTCTAAAGCATGCTCGCGATGCTATTAGGCACTACGCAGCCTGGCGGACCTTTACGATGAAGGATCGGAGTCTGTTGGAGGGAGAGAAGAAGGCGACGATTGAGCGTGCTTCCCTCCGTTAAGTCGCGTTAAGAAAGCGTCAACCGGTACGATGCCGACGAGAACTAAGCCGCAGATGAGGAATGGGATGTCGTGGCCCTGCGTGACTGCAGCGTACGTCATGATGGCAATGCCACCAAAGAACAAGAGGACCTGCCGAATAACCGGAAAGATCTTGTTCCACGTATTCATGCTGGTAGCTGCACCGCGACTAGGCACTGCCCATCATTCTCGCCATGGAGTCCGTACCCGTTCTCACACTTCACAACGTTTTGGTTGTACTTACCTCCGTAGACGACGCTCAACCCTCCGTGGAAGTTGTTGTGCGAGAGCTGTAGACCGGTGACGCTCTTCGGCTTGACGGCGTCCATGTAGAGCGTGTTCGGGTAGTAAGTAGCCGTTCCATGGAAGAGCGGGAAGTTGTTACCCGAGATATTCACGTCGGTAACGTACTGGAGCTGCATCGCTTGTCCAGCGTGAGGCTTCGTGATCGCGCCACCAAACAATGGACGTGCGGTCTGACTGTTAGTGTTGTTCGTGATGGTGAGTCCCTGATTAATGTACGGCTCGGTTGTCCAGTCTGGGTTCGTGCCAAGTACGTCTACGAGCCCGCCACTACCGTTCAGCGTATTGTCCTCTAGTGCGACGTTACGCTGTTGTACACCGCCACCCTCAGCACAAGGCTTAGTCGGATGTGGTTGACATTTCGTCTGTCCGTTCTTTGTCACGAACCACACCGCCTGCCAGTTATTGAACTTGTCGTGGTCGAACAAGATGTTGTCCATCGCAGCGAAGCGAGCCTGTCCGTTCTCAGCGTTCGCAGGAATGAACGACGAATAGATGTTGTACTCCATGTCGATCGAGTCAACGGACTTGCCGATAGTGGTGTTCGTTACGCGGAGGCCGTTTACACTCTCGATGGAGAAGTTCACCCAACCACACTTCTTGAAGGATGAGTTCTCGATAGTAACGTTCCGGTTGAGTGCAGTGCCTGAGACGTTGATAGGATTACTCGTCACTGGAAACTGAATGCTAACGCAATCGCCTTGGATGTTAGCAACGTTGACACCGTCTAGCGTTAGGTTCTTAGACGAGACCGTCTCGATGCCGATGAAGTGTTCGTACTTGACGCCACCGTTGGTGCTGCCGTCGAACGCGCCGTTGATGTTCACGTCGGTCATGGACGTGTCGATGTCCTTGGCGAACAGGATGATAGGATGTGGACTTGTGCCTGCTTCCGCTACAGTCCCAGCTTTTGGGGCGTTGATTGTCGCTCCATGTCCTTCGATGTGAATACTCTTGTCTCGGATCGCCAAGACACCGTTAGACTTATAACAGGACTGAGCATTGCCAAGGGAAACCGTAGCCCCCTGTGGAAGACTGTTGAGATAGTCCTGTAGTGCAGCAGTGACGTTTGTCGTGCAGGTAGCATCGATGCTTGCCGGAAGAGCGTACTCGACTGCTGGTTCTGTTGTAGTCGTTGTTGGCTGAGCACTAGCTGGCTTCGGAAGGTTAACACCTACTAACACACCTAGTGTAGCGACAACAACAATCCTCGCGAGCCGTTTCACGAGGTCGGTAGGGCCTCTACGAACCAGTTGGTCTTCGGATTGTTACCCTTACCTGGTAGGAACTGCCACCAATGGTATGGCTGGTTACCGATCATCCCCCAAACGTGTAGGAATGTCTCATCTTCAAGACTAGTCACGTCTTCTCCATCCTTTCCGTGTATCACTTTTGGTTTTTTGGGTACAACTGGTTGCGGTGGCCCTTGTTGAGCCATACTCATGACGCGTGACCAAGGGAAGTTAGGCCCCGGATCCCAATGGCCGCCACCCGACGCGCCGAGATCCACGTGACCGCAAACGCCTGCGGCTCCGCCTTGAGCTTCGGAGGCAGACAACTTGCGTATTGGAATGCCGAAAGCTGCTGCTTCCTCAGCGATCCATGTCGCGCAGTTCTCTAACATCGTCGGGTGGCGATCCCAGTCCGCAGGCGCCCATTCAGCCATAGCGCACAACTCAGCAGCCACGCTGTATGGATTCGCATTTGCCTGCGTCCAAGCTTTCTTGTCCCTCTTGACGTACTCTCCAATAGCACCTGGTGTGTCATCAATACCTGTATGTGATGACACACCGGAGGCCGAATTGGCAAAGTAGTTACCAAGCGACCGGTACGTATCGTTACCGCCCCCCTGCGTTGTATGGACTACGATCAATCTTACACCAGACCCTCGTGACGAGTAGTTCGGTGACGAGATCCAGTCTCGCCTAAGCGACATCGGGGTCCTCCGGTAGTTCCACAGGGTCGTGCGAAGGCTCCTCTTCAGGCTCCGGAGCCGGCTCTACTTCTTGATCTTCTTCCATTATGCCCTCTTCGCAATCTGCTCCAGCTTCTTCTCTTGCGTCGGAAGGCGCCGAAGCAACGAACCCATCCGACGGCCTACAGTGATAACGATCGTCTCTTCAGAGGCATTATCACCTTGGTACAAATCAATCTCGGATACACGAGCACTAAACGTTTCGCCAAGACGTCCGTGCTGCATATTTAGAGTTACTATGTCGCCAAGCCAAATCTGTGTAGGGTCCCACCAGCCATGGGTAAGTGTCATCGAGTACGACGGTGTCATCGAGTAGGCAAAGACGAGACGTACTCTTGCAGCGATATCTAGCATCGGTTGAGTTGTAACGTTTGTGTCGCTCTGTTCTGTTTCCCAACGGCCTTCTGTACCAAACTGCGGCGCCAGACCCATAGATACGATGTTCTGATTGGACACCAACGAACCTGCACCAGCGTAACGTACTACGTTAGCATACTGTGTAGTATCGAGAGATCGCAACGCAGCCATTACGTTGTCGCCATAAGTTAGCTGCATCCCGATATTCTGTCCTCGCCCTAGCTGGTTGTATATGCCCTGCGACGGTATAGGCCAGATGTTGAACTTGAGAGTAGGATCGACCTCCCACTCGAATCCTGCGTCTACCTCCGCTATCTGGTTGATTGCACCCTCAACTAGCGAGCCAGGATCGCCTATCGGAAGAGTACGTTGAACGGAAGGTGTCCAGAGGCCGTGTGTAATACCCCAGTCACCACCGGGTTGCGCCTGCGTTCGCTGAATAAGGTTCCACGCAATTTGACCCTGATCCTCGTTGTTCCATGGACCCCAAGCAGGCGAATCGGGAATGAGTCTGAAACCCAACATACCGCGGTAGTCAATAGCTGAGAACTGTACGGTATGTGTATCTGGATCTCCGCTACCTCCTCCCGTGTTAGGTGAACCTAACGTATCTTGACTCGATCCGATACGGCCTCGATACATAAGCCGTGTGTCGCGATAGAGCATTAGGTCAGTGAAGCCCTCATTCATCATAGCTGCCTGAGGGTCCATTGCATCCATCTGCCAAGAGACTGTACCAGCATCAACTAGGTACCAAGAAACTTGTCTAGCTGTAGCGTTCGTAATCTCGCCAATGGCGTTACCATGTGTGTCAGCAACAACCCAATGCCAAGTAGCCATTATCCGGAACCAACGTACTCTACCTCAGCGATCGTGGGGTAGACACCCAAACCTAGGTTTATGCCCGTCTGTGCAACGCTCCCGGAGATCGCAGCCTGAAGTGTATCACCTACAGCACAGAACAAGACGAAGTCGATGATCGCATCGTAGCGCTGAGCCCCACCAGCACAGGCTTGGTTGTTCGTGACTACCGTTCCATTCTGCCTAAGCGCTGCCGCTAGCGTGTTACCTGCAGCCACAGCAGTTGCAGCAAAGTTAGCCTTCATACGCCAGAACCCGGGAACCGGAACGGTCCAAGTGTTGTTCCCGGGTGCACGGAGCCCGTAAGCGTCCCGTATTATGTCTTCGAAGCCAAGTGGCGATGAGGTCGTGGTTACACCCCAAGCAGCGTTACGACCCGCTGTCGAGACTAGAACGTCACGCGCTCTAAACCAAGCGCCTCCGTTAACACCCGCCTTCGCTACCCATGTATCGTTATCGATGTCCTTACGACTGACAGTAGTAGCGGAGGTTGTAGCAGGCTCCGCGAGACCATTGATAAACGCTGGTCGCATGTCAGTGATGTTGCCCGCGACAATCGAGGTGACGTTCGCACCAACCAGTACCTGCGAGAGTGCTACTTGACCCGCAGGTACTGTAGGCACAGCGGGTGACGCTGCAGCCGTTCCGGTGATCACGTTGAAGATGAAGTCGTTGTTCGTACCACCATCGATATCATTCGCGCGTGGCTGGCAAGTGATCACGTCGATCCGGTTAGTACCCGTACCAGGCGCTACAGCAAGCGTTACAACCTCGTTAGCATCGGACACGCACAGAGTACTACCCGTACTGTTCTGGGTTGGAACAACAACCGCTCCAGGCGCGATCACGCACGACATATTACCACCTTGGGGTGTTACGGCAACACCATTACAGGCGGCAACTGGGCAGAATGCACCAATGAGCCTGCGATCCAACGAGGCTGCGTACTGACCTTGCTGCTCCCATAGTGGTGTGTACCTAGTCATTTCGCCTCCTATGATAAGAACGCATCACTCCACAACGTAGTAAGTGAGCACGGATTAGATGCAGCACCAGCTGTGAATGTGATTGTGTTGTTGCCAGGTTGAAGAGGTGCCCAAACCGTTTGGGGGAAGTTTACCGTATTATATCGAGAGGAACCAGTTGGTCCACCAAGCATGACGGTTCGAGCTAACGTATCTATCTCGACGTACTGTCCGGAGGCGATCGTAAGGTTCAAGACGACCAGGCCGGATTGCAATCCGTTTGCTGGTACAGACTGAACCTGAGGATTCGTACACGGTCCGTAAATACGGTAGATTGGCCACGTCTTGTACGTACCGTTAGAAACGGCAACACCGGGTGAGCTACCTGTTGCCGTTGGATACACACGGGGGAAGATCAATGAGTAAGTACGCCCAACACCAGTGAGACCTGTCGGTGTTAGCGTAATCGACGACTGCGAGGTGTCGTACGATACCGGATCAGCCTTCCACTGTACCTGAAAGTCGAACGCTGTTGGTGAACTTGCTAAACGTGTAAACTGGGCAATACGTAAGTTTCGTAACTCTCTATATCCACCGGCCTGGTCGCTATCGAACTGATACTGTAGCTTACACCGAGCCTGAGGGTCCAAGAATGGTGTGAGTAAGTCGAAGGCTGCAGTTCGCGAGCGTGATAGTGTATTGAAACACTTACCTGTAATAGCTACAACTCGTTGACCGAGATAACGAGTTTGATCGTCCGTACCATCTGACGCTGCGCGGTCATATGTTACTTCACGCACAGTAGGGGCACCCAAGTCCTTCTGGGAGATAGCAATTCCGTTCTGTGCGTACTGCATGAGATCTAGGCTCATACCAGAAGGTGTAAACAGTTTGAAGATAGGTTGCAACCAGCTAGACACTGTACCGAGTGGCGGTGGTGGAGGCGATGGAGACTGTGCAGCTGCGAGATGTGTCTGGATCTCTGATAGCGGTAGTGCTCGGTTGTAGTGTGCAACGTGGGATATGCTACCGTAGAACCACCCACCACGTGCGGTGTTGCCCGAACAACCGATCTGGATTCGAAGGTTTACATCCACTTGAATAGCACCTGTGCACGTTACTTGTGCAACCTGCACACCGTCACGGTACACCGTGAGTATACTCGTACCATCAAAGGTGAATACGTAGTGGTGCCAGTTGTTGTCGTTAGACGCTACAGTCGGTGCGACCGTGTTCGGAGTTAGTCCCGCCGCGAATCCTGTCAGCATACCCGTAGAGGAGAAATAGATCGCAGGAGTGAACGTACCACCAGACACACCGACTGATGCGGTATCGGAGAAGCACATCGCACCAACTAGGGACTGGTTCGTCTTGGTCCACATCTCGATAGACCATGGAGCGTTGTTGACAGGGTTGTACGTTAGCTCATAGATGAACCCGGTCAAACCATCGAACACCGCGGCACCAGCACCTGCCCACGGATCAGGTTGACCGAACGTAACTCCGCCAACCACCGTTCCGGAACGAGACCCAATCAACTCATGCGCGGAAGGCGATCCGGGAAGATCGTCGAGCGGCCAATAGACTCTAGGCCCTGACGCCAGAACAGCTGTCCGGTATCCGAGAACTGTACCAGCAGCGACAACAAGAGGGTTGATCATTGTCATGCTGTTCTCCTCTGCTGCAAGTAGAAGTCAGCCATATTCATGAAGGCTGCCATGTCTGTCTTGTCCTGGAAGTGTACATTCTCGATATGGATCATAGGACTAGACTGCCCTACAAGGGCGTTAGTAGCTGTACGGGCACCACTTCTTGCAGCTGGACCCAGACCCATTGTCATAGCACCAGTAGCGTCAGAGGCTAAGTACGCGTGATCGTTAATGCCGAGAGCTAGGCCTTGAGCTACGTTCCTACCTAGCTCGTAGAACACCATCGAAGGCGAGGCGGCTTTAAGACCGGTACGACCGGCAGTGATAACCGTCTGTACGATACCTTGTACAGAGTTAATGACTACTCCGTTGCTAGATGTAATACCCGAAGCGAGACCCTGATCAACAGCTGCGCCGAGAGTAGCGCCGGCGTCATGTGCACCACCATACTGACTCGCAATAGCCCCAATGAAGTTTGCCGCCGCCGCGGCTCCTGAGTGCTGTAGTTCCCACTCGAGTGGTTGCAACGATCCATGCACTGCGTCGTGCATCATACCCGCTGCGGTCTTCGCCTCTGGATGCCTCTTGACGTACTGCTGGATATACTGTGCTGCTGCGATGTTCCCCGAAGCTGCTAGACTTGTTTCTAGAGCGGCAAGAGGGTTCTTAATAGCGTCATGCATACCTTTCGAAGCTTTCTCTGCATCCGGATGATGTGCAATAAACTTCGCAATCATCTTGGCCGCAGACTTGTCACCAAGAGCTTCCAACTCGTACTCAAGAGGTAGAAGAGGACTGTGCATCTTATCGTGCATAGTCTTGGACGCCAACTCAGCCTTCGGAATGTTACCTACGAACGACGTTATAAGTGAGGCTGCAGCTTTGTCTCCAGTCTTGTTCAGGCTCGTCACCAGATTAAGCAGGTGTGGCTGAGTCGCTACGACCATATTACGAACAGAGGCAGTAACGTGAGGCATGTTTACTGCTGCCTTAGCGGACAGGAGCTCTAGGGAAGCCACAACGTGTGCACCACCTTGTTGCCACTGCTGCCCCATAATACCTGCAGCGCCACCACTATCCTTGATGGCCTTAGTAAACGTATGTACCTTATCTGGAGTTAGTGCCTGAACAAGATTGATACCAAGCTGATTCGCTAGGTTCTTAACATAAGGCGCAGCAAGCCCAGTCGCCGCTGAAAGCTCCTTGACGTTCGTATTATAGTCATACAGCTTTCCCTTAACCTTATCAATTTCCGTGCCAAGCTGACCTACCTGCTTCTCAATAAGCCCTCCAGCTAGACCCGGCTGTGGAAAGGCATAAGATGTAGTCGGTATATGCTTACGTAGCTCATCTTGTGCCTTCGTAAGAGCACCAAGCTTCTGTTCAAGCTGCGGAGCAGTGTTTTGAGACATGTGCTCAGAATGCTTGATGAAATCACTTAGTGCGGGGTTCGTCTTACCCGAAAGTGCATTTCCAAGAGCAACGGCGGCAACAGTTATCCCAACAGCAGCAACTCCTATAGCTGCCAGCGGTAATGCAATTGCTCCTAAAGTAGTAGCGGCTGCTGCACCCTCTCCAGCAACTGCACCTCCTGCTACTTCCGCACCAGTGACAGCTCCAGCCGCTCCAGGAGCAGCTGCTCCAGCAGCCTTAGCTACCCCACCCTCTGCAAGTCCGCCCTGAGCAGCCGCAGCTTCCGCATACGCACCAGCCAACTCCTGAGTTGCGACGGTCTGCTCCTGAATAGCAAGAGTAAGTTTTTCGGTATCTGTAACGCCTTTAGTACCCATCCTAGTGAGCCATCCGCCAATAACAGCGAAAGGACCACCGAGTCTGGTCAAAACACCACCAAGAAGAACCAGACTTCCCCTAGCCAGATCCCCAATCAACCCGTTGAAGGCCTTGAGCATCGGTGTCAGGAAGGACATGTGCCTGCCCATGAACTCAAAGGCAAGCGCCATTGCGAATAGCTTCCCGATCAGAGGCGTTTCGAGAATCCAGTGAGCCATGTCAGCCAGCGCTGCGACTATATGCATGAGGTACGGAGACGCTAGAAGGTCGATTCGGCCAAAGATCGAAATGACCTGTGGTAGCAGTTGCAAGATAGCCAGAATCTCTTGCTTATGCGCCTCAAGTAGGTTGTGTATCGCTGTGCCGCCCTGAGCCGTTTGAATCCACGCGTTGAACTTGTCAATCATGTGGGTAAGTGCTGTAACGATAGACGTACCTGTCTGTGCGTCACGATGCCACAACTCATAGACCGCTGTTGCTGCGGCCTTAGCCAGTCCCTCCCACTGGCGAAAGACTCCGATAGCTGTGTTGAGTCCGCCAGTAAGTTTACCGAAGTCAGCCGTGTTAAGTAGCGTTACCCACTTGTCTATGGAGTCTAGTAGTCGGCCAGTGTAGGGAGCTAGGAAGCCAAAGACACGTACTAGTAGCTCAACGCCTTGAGTCAGGGCGTGCATGGCTTCTGGCAGTCGCTGTTGGAAGGTACGTTCGAGTTCCTGGAATATCGACAGCCCTGGGCCTTGAATCCACGAGAACAGAGGCTGCAGGGCTCCTTGGATGATCGACATGTTCTGAGTAGCGTACTTGCCAACTGTTGGAAGGAACTTCTCCCCTACCTGTACGACCTGCTGGATGATCTGTGCACCAGTCTTCTCCGCAGCACCAGTTGCGAAGTCAAACATTGCCTTGAACTGTTGAATGGTAGCAGACGCAGCTACAACAGCGGTACGGGCTACTGGACTAAAGCCCGAGAGTACAGTATTCAACTGTGCTTGAGCTGTAGCAGCCTGTGTACTACTAGCGCCGTAAGTCTGAACTGCAGTGTTCAAAGCCGTCATCGCGGTAGTCGTAGCTCGAATGTCGCCAGCAGCTTGACCAATACCAGCAAGGTCGGTGCCCATACCTACACCGAGGACACCTGCAGTACCTAAACCAAGAGCACCAGCGCCAGCAGCCGCTCCGAGAGCGGAACCTGCAATACCGAGACCCGTAGTGAGCATCGACTGTACGCCAAGACCCGCGTAACTGCCAAGAGTACCGAATCCTGCTAGTCCACCACCAACTCCGCCTAGGAATGGAATACGACCGAATCCTCCAGACGCTGCTGCGCCGAACCCGAGCATATTCGCGAGACCACCGCCGAATCGTCCATCGCCTCCTCTACCGCCAGCCGCAGCTGCTGCAGCAGGTGCTACAAAACCAGCGGTACCAGCTCGACCACCAGCAGCGGCAGCAGCCATCTGCGCTATGGTAGCACCAGCTGGACCCGCTACACGTACGGTAGCCTCGAGGTCTGCAGCAGCTAGCTCGGACTTCATCTCGGCGATGGTCGCGTCTACCTTGGCTAGCGCTGTCGCAGTGTCAAGATCCATCTTGGCGATGAACTCTTTACTAGCCCATTTGTCGCCCTCCGCCGTTGCCTCTTCTAGCCCACGGATGAAGGGATCCTTGTCTGCCTCGAGCTGGGCTATAATTTTGCCTGCGTCGAACTCAGCCACCGTCGATCACCTTAAAGCCCGCTCCGCGAAACGATCCCAGGCCAGCTCCTGTAGGATCAAGTTCCCAATCCTCTAGCTCAGGACCTTCACGAAGCAGCTCCTCTTCAAACATACCCTCGATATACACTTGGCGTACCCACCAAGGAATCTTTAACCACTCCTCGTGTGACATACCGAGATGACGTCTCGCTAAGTACAAGAGTACTCGTTCTTGAGGCCCGCCACTCAGGTACTCGTAGCGGGCCTCTGTGCTTCCGGGACTAATAGCGTCCCTGTCAGCCAGCCGAGAAAGGCTTGCCGTGCACGGAACGGCAGAGCTACCAAGTCATCGAACGACGGCTGACTCGAGCACACATCGGCTACAATGTGCAACAGCTTCTCGTCATCCTCCGTTGTGTCCTTACTCAGGAACTCCGACATCCTCTTCACATACCCTTCAGGATCTTCCTCCAAGCTCTTAGGCGTGTTGAGGTTGGCCGTTGCTTCATACAACTCGCCGAGGGCTTGGCGGAAGCCCTGAATCTGCATAGCAGATGGTTCAGGAATGGTACCCCTACTACCGTAGGGTTCGAAGTTGTATTCGAGCTGACCAACTTCCTCTTGTAGATTGAACGTGCTCAAGGTTTCTACCTCCTACTGGTGCAGTGACGTGAAGTCGAAGATGGCGATATTGCCAATCGGGCAAACGGACGAGAACTCCGCCGTGTACATACGCTTCGCAGCTGCACGACGGAACACTCCACTAGCGTTAGCCAGACAAGTCGCCTGAGGAATGTACAACCACCTCGGGAAACCCAACCGGTTAGCCATAGTCAGTGCTACGGCATACTGCAGAATGTTGTCCGTCGGGTTCAACGTTGTGTACCCAGGAACCGTCACCGTCGGTGCGGTTGCTGTCGCCAACATGTTGTACGCCATCGCGAGTACGGAACTGATGTCCTCAGACAACGCGCCTGAGATCATCAACGTCTGCGCCGTCATGGTTGTCATCACCGGAGTCGTCTGCTCTTCGATGTTGATCACCTGCGTCGTCTTGTTCGATGCAAACGTCCAACCCTGGTCCGTGGCTCCTACTGGAGTCCACAGAGGTTGAGCTAGCGTCAACGTACCACCTGTGATTCCTGTAGGTGTCAACACCCACGTTCCTCCCAATAGCCTTTCGGCGAGGGCGATCGTGAATGGCGTTCCAGTAGCTGTCAGTGGGCCACCGGTAACAGCAACCTCCGCCGCTAGTGCTGGTCCTCCTGGGAACGCAGCTAACGCGTTAACGATTGCTGTCTGCAACGCAGCTGCCGTCGCGTTCCAGTTTACAGCAGCAGTTGTGTACACCGTACCCGAAACTGTGTACGCCAACACAAACGTACCCGCTGTCAGTGGACCGCTTGTGGTGATTGTTACACCAGCCCAGGGCGCAAGGGAAAACGGATCAGTCATTACCGCAGTGACTGGCAGCGGACATGGTGTGTTCGCAGGAGCAACAAAGCACGCTGCCTGTCCAACAACGACGTTGTTACTGTTGTACAACTGTCCAATAGCCATTAATTCACCTCCTCTACAAGTTGAATTCCGACGTTACTTGCTGCCGTACGCACGGCCTCAAGTGACTCTGGAGGAACGACCGTAGGGTCCGTGGTCACGGTAACTACGTTCGTTCCATCGTCGACGACCAGCCCTACGACGTAGGGCTGATCGACAATCTTCAGTACCACATCCGCGGGCGGTGCCTGTGCACGCGGCTTTACTTCCTCATCAGCCATACTCAACCTCCTGTTGTAATATACTCGACTTCGAATATATAGTTGCACGTGAAGTGGTAACGATCTCCCTCATCCTTCAGTATAAGCGCCGGAGCACCTCCCGAACGGTAGACGGTTAGCCACCACTTCCCGTTGACATGTTGCGATACCTGAAAGTCGTAGCACAAGGCTAGATCGATGTCGCCTGCTAGTCGCTCTGCCGTACCGTAGTCCATCTGCGGACCAACAGTTCGAATTAGCATGGGAGCTTTGTCAAACAACATCTCGCTGTCGAACCCTCCACCGGGACCTGGTCCAATGATGACCAACATATTCGGTGACACGTCCTGTGCATCAATGTTGACAGCGGGACCTGGATCGAAGATAGGCAACGGATTGTAGCCTCTTGCCTGCAACTTCGGTGTCAGATACGCTACAACGTCGAGGTAGTCTAGGCCCACTACGGTCCTTTCTCCGGATGCGGAGTACCAGGAGGATGTGTTATGTTCCACACCATCTCGTGCAGCGCATCTAGTACCTCGTCGGGTAGGCGAGGTACGTCAGGCGGTCGATCGTAGACCACTACACCGTTGTCCTCTACTGAAGGATGTACAGATCCGCGAAGTGTGCCGATCTCGATCGGGGCTAGAGACGCCGACTCACGAGCCAACAACTCCATAGATACAATCATGCCCAGTCGAGGCCCACCTTCTTGTAGCGTGTGATCAGCAATCCTCTCCAAATAGCCATGCATGTTAGCCCAAAGTGGAATAGACAAGTAGTGTGCTTGTCCTCCGCGAGGATGCTTCCACGTTGTCTCTTCGTGTTGACGATGTGCGTAAGCTTGGTCATATGCAACCGTACCTATGAGCATACCGTCTCCAACTGAGTCCATCAGAGCCTCTATACGGCCAGTAAAGGAACTAGCACCCGCAGCCACAGAACGCCAACGGATCTATCCACCAGTAGGAACACGAGCGGATTATCGGCCACCCTGCCATAACTCCGGCTCCACCGCCTCGACCATATAGGTCAAACTGCCAGGGGTAGAACAAAGTCTGGGAGATTGGATTCACGATCGTACCTTCGTACACATCTGACGTTGGCATCTGTGTACTTGGCATCGCAGTAGTCCCGGCAAAGACGCCCGCAAGTCGTCCAAGTGCTTGCTGATACCGCAGTAGGACAGGATCTAGTGGCTGGAAGTCTTTCGACTTCCTCCACGTACAGGTAGCTAGAAACGCTGCAACATCACGCGTCCAGTAGGTGACCATGTCTGGCACACTATCAGTAGGCGCATATGGCCCACCGACGTATGTGTCGACAATCGTAGATGCTTCTGCAATCGCATCCTGGATTGTCTGGTCATCCATGTCGGCAGCAGTGTTGGTTCCTGTTGTCTGCCCATCTTGCACAAGTGCGTTACGGACGTCTGTCACCGAGCAGTAAATCACAGGTCGCTCTCTTCCTCACCTCCTGATGCTGGTGGAGCAGGAGCAGCTTCAGCTTCCACCTCGCTGGTGTCCTTGATCGCACCCGCGTCCTTCAGGACTTGGATACGCTCCTCGTCGACGTCAGCCAGATCGGTGGTGTCGCCCTTGTGGAGCTCCTCGATCACCTTCGGTCGGCCGTCAGGCCACTCGCCGGCGTCCTTGACTACGTGGTCAAGTACATCGGCCATCACTGTGTACGTCATGTCACCTCCTTTTACAGGCCCGTCATGATGAGAGCCGCGAACGGCTGGTCAAGACCCATCGCTGAACGACGGTTGGTGTCCGACCTCCACGTGCGCCGCGGTTGATCACGGTACAGTGGTGTCGCTTGCAGCGGCTCCTCATCGGAGTAGAAGCCAACTGTCCCACGCTCGAGGACGACTGCAGATCCATCAGGAAGCGAACCGCCCGACTTCACAACTAGCACGTCCAGGTTCAGGACCTTCTGAGGCATCGTGCCCGTGTACAACAGGTTCTGATCCGCCAAGTTACCTTGGAAGATGTTGTTGAACTGGGTGCTGCTCAGCAAGTTGTACTTCTGCAGTTCCGTGATGATCAACGTGTTGGCGTTGAAGTTTAGGAAGTTCTGCGCTTGCTGACCAGTGACCGCGTTGTTCACCAGTCTGGTTGCCTTCAGGATGTCCTGTCGGATCGTTGTCGATGTTGCCCACGCTGTTGGAACAGCGAACGTTGGCACACTCGGATTCGCCAGGAAAAGGGTGAAGAACGCAATGTCCCAGTCGCGGACAAGCGTATTCCTGATCTGAGTCGTCTGAATGTTGACCATGTCCATCTTGTTCCGCATCCTCATCTCGTCTGAGATCAGGAGAGACAGACCGCGGTCAGCCGTCGTCGCAACTGTCGGGATGCCCAGGCTCGTCTGTGCGAATTGGTACTCGCCGAACTCCTGTCGCAGCGCTGCAGCCGTGTTAGCGAACAGCGGCGTCGATTGGTAGTACTCGACGAGACCCGAATCGTTGCCTCCCGCATTGCGAAGAATCGAGTCCACAATGAACTGGTTCGACGCAATTTGCAGAATACGCCGTGGGATAACAGTTGGGTTGTTGATGAGATCGTTTACTGTTACCCGCGGGCCATCTGACGAGGCCTGGATTGGCATAATTGCACTCATGGTTTCTCACCTCCTCCTAGCTGATATCGAGGTTCACGGCACCAACGGCACCGATACCTACTCCTGCAGGCTCGAAGCAGATACCGACGACCTGACGAGCGTCAGGCGTAGCAGCTGCTGGAGTCACCTGTCCGTTGGCAGCGGTTACAAGTCGCTGACCAAATGTCGCAGCAGCCGCATACGTTAAGGGCCAAACGCCCTCGTTGGCAACGGCTACCGTGCTTGGGTACGGCGCCAAGTTGACGGCCACTGGTGCTCCTGGCACCGTCGGCGTCTGGCTCGTTCCCGCTGGCAGGGCATCTGTCAGAGCAACACCAACGCACACGTTTGAAGCTGCGCCCGATGGCTGTACTCCTCCAGCTACCCCATCCACAAGCTGTCCGCCTGTGACTGCGGCAATCACTGCGAAGGTTACAGGACCTTCTTGGAACCGTGGAGTTACTGCTGGCATTATTCACCTCCTCCTATTGCTTGGCCCAGGCGTCGAGAAGCGCTGCTTCGCGGTCGGCCTCGGAGTCCTTATCCGAGAACCCAGCACCGCGCTCAGTCGCCATCTCGATGAACCCTGTGGTCTCCTCGAGCATGTCCCGAAGCACCTTGGCCACGTCGATGGTATCTCCACCATGGTTGCTCAAGTCAATGACAGGAGCCTGAGGCAGCTCCAGAACTGGCTTGGCGAGCATGACCAACGTGGGCGGAACGCCCTTGTCAATCCACTGCCGCGCTTCGGCAGCAAATTCCTGCCTTGCCAGCTTGAGTTCCAGCTCCTCGATCCGCAGCAGATTTGGATCGACGACTGGCTGATCCGGCACCAGATCCATGAGGATCTCGTCCTCAGTCGGTGAATTCGACAAGTCCGGAGCACCTGGAACCGTATTTGGCTCCGGGTGTTCCGGTGGATCGGTGTCGCTACTGGGGGTAGTCTCCACAACTGTGGTTTCCCCTTGCGTCTGTGACATTTGCACCTCCTCGGTTGTCATATCGACTGTGTCGCCTACCTCCTCAGATAGCGACACCTCTTGCCAGGACGCCATCCCCGTGACCCTTGGGTCAAGCGTTCCTAACACGTGTTGAATCGCACGAGGGAACTTCGTCCCATCCGCACGATTCAGACCTTCGATGATGCGTGCGGAGACACCCAAACGAGGGTTCTTTCGCACTAGATCCGCAGCGTCTTCGGTCAAGTCAAGGAGTACATCGAGACCACTTGACGTGACCTCCATGCCCTTCACTTCACCCCTAAAGCGCTCCGGATCCATCGTGTGGCTGTTGTCGTCCTTGGCTAGCAAGAACGCTACCTGATCGAATGCATTTGCACGAAATGAGGCAGCCAGATCAGCCAAGTACTTGTCGTCGAAGCTGATCTTACGACCCTTGTAGTCGATGGTACCCCGCGGAAGGAGTTGCTTTCTCCACAGGGTGCTAGATAGTTCAACGGCCTCTTGCCGGTCCAGCGGAGCTAGCAACGCGACCTCGCCGGGCATATCATACCTCCTTCATGCTATCTTAGGCATTACTTGAAAGAACGTCAAGGGCGTTGTAGCTTGCCCTGCACCTGTACTTATTGCTTGTACAGCATACAGTCCAGGCGCTGGAGTCGTGTCGTACCAGAACTCGTATGCGCCCTGATCTGTACGTGCTACAACGTTGACCGCGGGCAAAGTTGCGCCGGTGTAGTGATACGTTGTAGGCGCACCTTTAGCAATCTCAAGCGCGAACTCTACAGTAGCTGGGTCTACAGGGCCTGCGT